AATGAAATTAACATCCTTGTTAAGCAGATATTCATAGCTGCCATCTGCCTTGATAACAGCTAGTGAATACACGGACAAGAAATCATCTGGGCAAGCAAGATACTTATTACCAGATGTTGTCGTGCCAGTGACGTTCTTTCGTAGTGAGGGAAACTGGATCGTGTTATAGATCCGCTGTTCTGCCTGCTTAACAAAAGTTGAGATATTTGCCACAAACGACGTTTCCGTCGATTGGCAGTATTCCTGTATGGCTAGACTTAACTGGGAATAGTTCATTTCATTCTCAAGTTGTAGAAACTGTCACAGAGCCTACGTAGCCGGTCGCCAGCAAATCATTAGGCGTTAGTCCATTATCCCAAGCTCTGGCTCCACCTACCGGATTCCATCCCCACTGGATGTCGCGACTACCGCCTGCCCCATTGGCTCCTACAAAGTAGTAGGTGTTATCTGGGCGAGGGTTTCGAATAGCCTGAGGATCTTCTACCGGGTACATCCCGAGTTGCAACTGAGGCTGGTCTGGGTCCCAACATTCCTCGCAAACCAATAGATTGACATTCTTGGTCTTGATGACTTCTTCTTGAAGTTCGCTGAGTTTGTATTCAAACCCGCAGCGATCACACATCGCAATTGCATGTCTACCGGAAGCGAAAGGTACCGGCATAAGATTAACTCGTCAGGAATGATTGTCTGGGGACAAACCTAACTGCAGATCGATCTCGATCTTCTTCCGAAGCCAATGCCCATGCCTCGTCATACATTGCTTTGAGCATCGGGATACGCGTCTCAGCCCCGGGCAGCTTTAATGACATATAGTAGGCCAGCCCTGCAACCAAACAAGGCAGGAACCTAAATGGAATGTCTTGCGTATTAACACCATTTCCTGCATCTAGCATACGGCGCAAACGCCAGTACACCAGAGTGTAGGTTTGGCTGCTATCTGGAACAGGCCACACTGTAAAAGTCGGGTATTGAACCACATTAGCTGCACTCGTTGCGCCAGACTTACGATCAATATAAATCTGGATAGGTCTTCCCTGCACCGTCTTGTTTGGAATAGAAGCGTAAGTGCTGACCGAGATGCGACTAATATCAATATCAGTTTGATTACTGCCCGTTCCAGTACGGATTACATGCTCAATCAAATCAACAGTATCTACTGGAATATTGTAAGTCGCCGTACCTGGAGTAAGAACTTGAGTTCCCTGCTCTACGGTCCAAAGGTTGATACCGCGATTTGCCCATTCAGCAAACAAAAGATTCAAGCTACGTCGCGCCGTGCGAAGGTCGTAGCCTGATCTAAGCTCAGCCCCACAACGCTCGAAGGCTTCTTCGACAATAGCGTTAAGGTCTAGGTTAAATGTTGCCGTTGCGGTAGTAGCCACGTTTTAGCAACTCTTACCTTTCATCTTGCGCTTAACGGACTTTCCGTACTTATATCCGGTAACCATCTTGCCGCCCATCTTACGATTGACAACTTCTACAGGTCCCTTGCGGCCTCTTTTGGTCACCGCTCCCATACCACGACAGTCAAGCATTTGGTTATCTCCTATTAAGGACGACCGTAGAACTTTCTACGGGCTTCTTGCATTTTTCGATCCATCTCGGCTTGCTCTACCTCAAGCATCGCTTGCCGCTCTTTCTCGGTATACTTTGGCGCGTTTTCAATATCTCTGCGCGCATTACGCATAAAGGCTCCGGTCTTGCGCGGATCTTCCATTCCACTACCAAAACGACGCTCTACCGAATCGTCGTACATCGTAACTCCCTTGCCGCCATACTTTCTCTGCATGGCACCACGGGCTTCTGATAGGGCAATAGCAATGGCTTGATCACGGCTCTTCACCTTTTGGCCAGAACCAGACTTGAGCTTGCCACGCTTGAATTCACCCATAACCTTTTTAACCTTACTCTTCGCTTTAGGCGAAGCAGGGGCTTTCATGACTTCTTGTTTCATATTAGCTCTGTTCATGAGAACTTACTTTTTACGGAATCTAGAACCACCTGGAGGCGCTGCTTTGCTGCCGCCAGGACCCGCCCAAAGAACTTTTCTTGCCCAGTAATTCGCGGAGAAAGGGTCACTGGCGGTACTGCGTCCACCTTTGCCTTTGATCCCCGCGCTACGCGCGAGGTAATTTTTCCGCGCTTCCGGCGAGTAGTTGTGGCCATATCCTCTCCTCCCAAACCGAACAAGTTTTACTTTATCGCCCTTTTTAGCCAGCACAACTTTTTTATGGGTGTCACCGGAAGGCGCATCTTTAGGTTTATTAAATCCTGAAAACTTCTCACCGCGATACTCAATACCGCCAGAAGGAAGTCTCTTAACGCCTTTGACCATTAGGTGTACTTCTTGCTCAGGTAAAGAATGATCGTATAACGATCGCCTGCGGCTGCGCCAACGGTCGTGAATAACACATCTCCCGTTTTGCCTGCTCCCGCGTTATTCCACAGTCCACCGATGTCATCAAACTTGTATTCATAGAACTGATCTGGGCCTAACGTCATTGCTACCACATCTGCCGTGGCATCCCATAGGATGTCAACACCCATGCCTACCGTCGAAGCATAAATGCGGTCAATAGATACTGTGCTGCATACTTTGCCTGCAGGAGCAGACAGGGCGGACACATCAACTTTAACCACGCCAGTCTCACCAGTGCTGTCACTGATGTTTGTAAATTTCATGATAGCAACGCGATCACCATCAATCAGCGTTTGGCTTGCAACTGCATCTGCCATGTTTATCTCCAGTTAATCTTTGTTCAACGCATTGACTGGGATTGGGTCCGGCAACCCGAGGTCTGAGAACTTCAGATCCTCGGGAGCCGGCATATCCAATCTGGACACCAAAGATCGCATCACATCAACTGCAGCTTGAGAAGCAACGGCAACATCATGAGCATGATCCCGCTGCTTTTCCATCTTGGCAATTTCTGCCAGCAAAAAATCTTTGGTGATGTCCATTAGAGCGTATCAGATACCATCAAGTAGTACGGCGTACCGGACGCATTCTTAATTGCAATGACGTGAGACACTGCGGCTGCAGACTTCACTGCAATCAAAGCATTCGGAAGAACTGCGAACGTATTAATCGTGCCAGTACCGCTGTTCGTGCAACGAATGTACGAAGCATTGGTCCAGGTGCCACCCGAAGCAAAATCACTATCGAGTTGCAGAGCAGCAATCGTGCCGCCAGGATTCGTTGAAGAACCACCAAGCGTTACGCGAAGCGCATTACCCGCACCCGAAATAGTTCCAGAACCATTGATCGATAGCGAAATGTGCGCGCCGTTGATCGTACCACCCGTTGCGCCACCGACTCCCGTTACACGCGTTAGCGCACGAAACGTCTCACCCGAACCCGTCGAGGTAAACTCGAGTCGGCTATAGTTAAGACGAACGTCGCCCGTCGTGTTGGAGGCAGTAACATAGGAACTCGATACGTTGCTAGCCGTCGTTACTGCAATCGGGCTAGAAGCCGTGCCGCCAATAAATCCATTTTGAGAAGATACTGGCCCAGAAAAAGTTGTCAAACTCATTGAAATACCCTCACATGCGAGATGCCCATATCCGTCTGCATGTCGTCAGCCTAGTCTGTCTGATATGGGAAATGAACCTAGGATAAATAAAAAGAAGAGGGGGCCTTGCGACCCCCTCCTGTTTGCTTCTTACGAAGCGCCGGGCGATCCGAAGATGCCAAGCGGATCAGACACGCCGAACGAATAACGCTCACGGGCCTTATACCGCACATTCCCGGTATCGAAATCTCCGTCCATGCTCGTCTCAAGCGGCGCACGAACAAAGTGTTTCATACCATTCGGAACGTCGGTCATCAGGAACCAAGCGTTCGTGTCAGTCAAGTAGTGGTTCACAGAGAACCCTTCAGGAATGACACCCATCGACTTCAGGGCGTTGATGTCGTTGTCAGCGGTCGCCGGACGGAGTTCCGTCGCGAGGATACGCTGAGCCACGAACATCAGATCAGGCGGAACGATGAGCTTGCGAGGACGGGCAGCAATCAGCAGCCCACGCTCGTCAGTCCAATCCGCAATCTGAATGACCGCCGCTTCAAGCGAGGTTTCGTTTAGGTCAACACCCACCGTCGGACGGTTTGAGTTGACGCCACCCGACACCAGGGGGTGCGAGGTGCTGAACAGCGAAACGCCGTCACCAGACTGGTAAGCACTGAAACCCGCATTAAGCGGATACGCAGCCTTAACTTGTTTGGTGTAAGCCATCGCACGAGCGAGAGCCTTGGTGTAACGCGAGGAAAGCGAATCATAGAGGTTGTCCTCCATGGCTTCTTCCGTAATCGCAAAACCCATTGCAATCGTTTCGTGGTTATAACGAGCCGTGAACGACTCCTGGGCGTTGTCATAAGAGATCGCAGAACCTTCGTTCTTGACCGGCGCAGCGCCGAATCCCGAAAGTTTTACTTCCTCTTCAAACGAACGCTCAGAGTTCTCCGTCTCGTAGATCTCCGCATGTTCGTCTTCGTACTTCTTGTACTCAAGACCGAACAGGGCGTTAAGGCCCGGAAGGAGTTCCTTGAGCAACTGTGCGCGTGAAATTGCCATTGCTAGTTACTCCTATTAAACGCCAGTCGTGGTGGTCAACTGGTGATTGTTAAACTTAACAATCACATCAGTAAACGCATCACCGACCGCGCTGCTTGGGCCATCCACAAACGCAACAATACGCAACGGAAGCGTATTAGTCGTGTTAATGGTTGAACCGTCCAAAGCGTTCTTGCTGTTACCGATAGCGGTAGAGCCAGCCGTTTGAACGATAGCCGCATTGTTACCAAGAGCCGTCTGAGCGAGAGTCTCGTCAGACTGGATCTGAAATACCGCCCACGGATCATCAACAACGTAGGCAAACGCATCGGAAGCTACAGTGCCGGTCGGCCAGTACTGAGCAAACGTGAGTTCCTTCGTCGTCGGGTTCGTGTAACGGCAACCGACAAAAACGCCAATCGGGGTCAAAGTGGTCGTTCCGGTGTCTTTTTCAACAACACCGTCAGAAACAATTTTTACAACGTCACCGTAGAAAATGTTAGCAGCATAGCCGCTAGCAATCTTGTAGCTGTTGAAAGCGTTGTTATCTGGACGACCACCAAGAACGCCGACAGGCCGCATCCCATAAGGGGTTGCAGTGCTTGACATACTTGATACTCCTATAAGTTAAAAGGCGGTCGTCAAGGGAAATCCTTAACTTCCGCTACCAAACGTAACTCTCGTCTTACGATCTGGCTTCAGCATTGGCATACGTGGATCGCTTTCGCGAAGGTAATTGTTGTCAATAGAGTTGACCTGTTGCTCTGCCTTCTGTTCATAAAACTTTTGGCGAGCTTGAGACTTTTCTACCGGCATCTTGCAAAGCAAGAGTCCGCCGACTTCAATACCACCACGCTTGGCCCACTCAGAATTATGATCGGACATGATCATTAACTCTGGGTGATCCTCCGCTCTTACCGGTTCCCACCCTTCTCTAAGGCGCATGGACGCATTCTTGTTGTCTGCGTTACCAAGTGAGGAAGTCCGAACCCATCTAAAGACCCAGCCATCCTGGGGAAGAGGATCGGGGAGAACCGAAGGCGGTTTCCAATTTTGAGTCCGAGTTTCATCGGCACGAGTGTCTATTTCGCGAGGTTTGCGCACATTAGCCATTGCCCATCTCCTTCATTAATTGCGAGGCATACTGTTGGGGAGTTAATCCAAGTCGCTTGGCGAGGGCAACTTGAGTGGCCGTCAACTGCACTTTGCGCGGGGCTGACCCAGCCATTCTTTTAGCTGGAGCCACGACGGGTACTCTTCGCGGAGTCGCAGTGCGCGCTGGCTTGGCTTCAACCTCTTCGGTATCCACTTCATCCAGTGCATCATCCTCCGCAAAGCGGTCAGGAAATACCTGACGCATTCGCTTGTTGATTGTCTCGTAGTATTCATCTGACGAGGCAAAATCATTTCCTTTTTCACCAATCAACCGCTGATGAATGCCATAAGCAAGGCTAGTCATCTCGGGATCTTTACCAAACCAAGGATTCTCTGCTTGCCATTTAGCTGCCTTTGCATCAGGCTTCGGAGCCGCTTGAGCAGCCTGCTTAAGGTAATCCTGTTGAGGAACTTGAGCAGCCGCTTCCGCTTTAGCAGCCTGCAACTGCCTTGCCATTTGATTGGCGTAGGCGGGAGCGGATGCTTCAGCTAGTTGCGCTTGGGTCAGTTTCTGCTGAGCCTTAATGATCGCATCGGTATCACCAGATTCATGCGCGCGCCGAAGTTCATTCTCGGCAATCTGAGAAACAGCCTTGGCTCTTTCTGTTACCTGTTGCTGAATAAGCTTTTGGTTTTCAGAAATAAGACCAGTTAGGCGTTTATTTTCTTCCTGAATACGCTGAGCGTAGGTGATTGCCTCATCACGAAGCCTTGCCGCTTCTTCTCGATGTCGGCGTTCCTCATGGAACTCATACTTCAGCTTATCGATACGCTTCTTAACTCGCGTACTGTAGTTCTCAACTTCGGAATCGCCATCGGATTCTTCTTTGGCGTTTACCGACTCTGATTTCTTCGGTTTACGGTCTTCCGATTTTCGAGGATCAATGACCTCAATGCTGAATTCCTCACCTTCTGCAGATTGTTCTCCTGCTTTGGGGAGGATTTGGGTTTTAATCCCGAAGAATTTTGTTTCTTCAGAGGTTCCGACGCTAGATTCGCTGGCATCGGAGTCTGCCACTGAGTTTTCAATCTCATTGTCTTGTTCGCTCATACTCGCTCAACGCCTCTTGGATCATCAATTACCGCTTCTACGGTGTCATCGTTGATCAGTCGGAACTCTTTTCCGTGAATTTTCACTCGAGTTCCGCTATATGCCCGAAACACCACCCAGTCTCCCTCCCCGCAGTAGGGGCCATTCGGGAATCGCTTTTCATCTTTGTAGGCATCAGGTCCTAGCTTGAGGACAAATCCCACAACGGTTGCGACGGATTCGTTTCGGATCGTTTCAGAGGCTTTAAGGATGCCGCCTTCGGTCTTCTCATCCACCTCCGGTAGCGCAATAAGGAGCTTGAACCCCTTTGGCTCAGGTAGTTGAGAAGGCTTTTTAGCAGCCTTTTCCGTTTCCGCTGCAGGCAGCGGGTTCACTAGTGCAATGGTTGTCATTTAGACCTCATTGTGTGCGCGGATTCCCGCGAGTGCTTGTAGATATCCACAAGATATCCACAGGTTAGTACAGGTATTTACCTATTTTCAAGTTTTTCTTTCAGGTCAAGCAATTCACGCTCAGCGAGGGCCAATCCTTCGATGACCCCGCAGAGTCGCTTATACTCGGCAAAGTCGTTGCATGAACCTGTCGCCACGTTATCAGCGTACTCGTTCATGACCCTCCTAATAGTCTCTCTTAGGTAGGCTAAAGCCTGTTCTTCATGCATCAGGGCCAAAGGTTACTCCCGGCGGTTTCTTGCCGCCTGAAATCCAATGTCAACCCCCTTTTTCATCTCTTCAGAATCGATCTTGGCTTTTTCAACCCTAGCGTCGATTATGGT